AAAAGATAGCAGACAAGCAGGCTAAACGCCAAGAGGTTGCTATGAAGGCTGATGAGTACCGAAAGTCAAATCAGCTTCGCAATCAAAATGAAGCCAAGATTGGTGCTGCGTTACAGGCTAACCCTAACCTACAGAATGCTCTTGATGGTGCTCCAGAGGAGGTCAAAAAACAATGGGATAAGCTACAGAAGGGCAGTGGTACACTTGCTGGATCTTCACTTGTCTCAACGTATCTCACTAGTATTTCAGATGCTCAGGCTGCCGCAACAGAAAGAGAAAAGGCTGCGGCACAAGCTGAGCTAGAATCTCAAAAGCTTCAGGCCACCATAAATAAACTAAAATCCGAGGAACTGGAGAATCAAGCTAGTGCTGGCAAATCAGCAGCCGAAGCTACCGCTCTTCTTAATCAGCAAGAGACGGATGCGCAACAAGAGGCGGCGAGACAAAACCTATTCGCAGTCATATCCCAAGGAAAGGCAGATGGTGGTCAGTTTGATGCACCAGAGGTTATTTCTATGGCTAATATGGCTGGCCTTCCAGTTGATTCTGACCTGCTTGAGACTATTTCTGAACTTCAGGAGTTTGGGTCGATTAGCGATAAGAGCAATCAAGAAGTTACAAAATTGGCAGAAGAGACCCAAAAGAAAGAATTGGATGATTTCTATAATTCGGTTGGTGATCTGGGTGTAGCTGCTCAGGCTGCATTAAAGATCAATGATAGGCTTAAAGAAACGCAATGGAAAGGGCCGATGGATTTCTCCTCTGGATGGGCCAGATGGGGCAAAAATGCGAACTTCATTGATTCCCAGCTTTCTGTTATTCAGTCGCTGCAAGGTTTTGGGGAGCTCCAGTCAATCCGAGAAGCATCACCTACTGGAGGGGCAGTTGGTCAGGTTTCCAACATGGAGAATCAATTACTTCAATCTACATCTGGTGCTCTTATGGAGCTTGGCAATATGAGCAATAGTGATGGCAGGAATTCAATTTCGGCATACATGTATGCAAAGAACCGAGTCATTAGTCGGCAATACGATTACCTGTTGGAGAAATATGGCAAAGGAGCCATAAGGAGAATGGGTGTTGGAGAGAAAGACATAAAGTCGATCAGAGGGGAGATGGATGAATTTGAAAAAACTCCCCAATATCATAGATTTGTGAAGCCAGCAATGAGAGGAAGTGGATGGAGAGATGCACAAGCATTAATCCTTGAGGGATCAGATAGAAGCCCAGACCCACTCCCAACCAGCGTGAGCTCCAATGAGACAAGACCCAAAGATATGTCAACAAGGGAATTTGCGAGACGCCAAGCTGCACTAGTCAGACAGGGGTATTCAGTGGGGCCAAACTTTACAGTTATAAGTGTAGAATAGTAATTATGGCGGTATATAAATTCATGGATAATAAGACTGGAAATGTCTACACGGCAGATTTCGGTGACAAGGAGCCCACAGAAGAGGACTTCAACCAGATAAAGCAGGGTTCACGAGAGGAAGCCAACCGCCAAATTGTTACTGGCAACTATGGCTATATTGGACACTACGATAGGATTAAGCTCCCCAAGGATGAACGAAGAGATAACCTAGCAAAACAGACTGCAATTCTTCTTGATGTGCCAATATCATCTGTTGATGCATCTGATAGTCCGCTTGGTATCTTCGCTAGAATGGGTTTATCATTTCGGGCTACCCCCGAAGAAAAATATCAGGCATTGGTTCAAAAATTTAAAACTGAAACAAACCCAAACCCAATCAAAAGAATAAATGTAGGCGGCCAAGAAAGGTTAATTCTTGAGCATCAGGACGAGGAGGGCCAATCAAAATACTCATATATTGATGAGGAGGGCTTTTCTTGGGGTGATATAGCTGACTACGCCAAGGATGCTCCAGCAATAGCAGCTAGTACAGCAGTAGCCCTTGCCCTAGCACCAAAGACTGGCGGGACTAGCATGTATATTGCATTTAGTGCATGGGGTCTCAAGGCAGCAGCTGGTAGTGCAGCCGCATATGGTGCTACTTCAATGGCTCAGGATCTGGCAATAAAAGCGTATGATGACGCCATTGTTCAGGATGATTTTAACTGGGAGGAATACAGCAAATACTCTATAGATAGGGCTGGTGTTCGGAGTAAGGAAGCTGTAACCACAGGCTTAATAGACCTAGCAACAATGAAGACCTTTGGCTTGGTCGCGAGTCGGTTTGGCAGCAAGGGTGCAGATGATGCTGTAAAACAGATAAATGAGTCCATCCAAAGGCTGAATACCAAATACGTCAGGAAAGGTGAAAGGCAATTAAAGAAATCAAATGTAGCAACCGAGGCTGGGCTAGAGAGGGAGAAGGATGCGGTTAAATCGTCTGGAGCACTCAGGAACCTATATTCAAGAAATAGGGAAATCCTAGATAGCATTATGAATGTCATGAAAACTGGTGACACAAGTAACCTAAGGGAGATTGTTTCCAATGTTGCAAATAGGGCATCTCAAAAGCTTCAACAGGTTCAGCTAAATATAGGGGATAAGGTAAAGGGCTTAAATGAAGCACTCCAAGGTGCATATGATAGATCATTGGCGAGAAACGGCATAAATGGTTTTTTTGATGCTGAGTCTGGTGGTGAGGTAATAAGAAATATCATCATGTCGTCAAAAAAGGTTTCCGAAAAGGTTAAGAATGAACTATATGAAGCCACATTCTCCTCAGCCAACAAGGAGGGAATATCATATGGTCAGCTTGATGTAATCAGAACCCTGCAAAGAAAACTGAATGCATACCGAGGAAAGCTTTCTATTGGCTTTCAGGAAGATATTGTTAGCTCTCTCAACAAAACACTGGGGACTAACTTGAGGTCTATAAATGATTTGTTTGATGATAGCATGATCAAGCTCATTGAGGGCAAGAAGCTCCCAGATGTAAATTTAAGGCAGTTGGATGCCATAATTAAGGGGTACTCCGACAAGGCTAACTTTGGAAAGTTTTCAGTTGATAAATCTCAGGATGAGATTGTGGCAGAGATGATGTCTAACTCACTAAGAAAGCTAAGAGATTCAAAGCTATTCGATGGTAGTGGTAAGCCCATTAACAAAACTGGAACCCTGCAAGGTAAGGCAAATGACTACTACAATGAGGAGTGGCTAAGGTTTTACAGGTATCTAGGTGGCAAGGCCATAGAAGAATCTAGCACCAAGCTACCCATGACTGGTGCTAAGCTAATGGATAGTACCCTGTCAGATCTTCGGCAAATTGATGAATTGATAAAGCTGGCCCCAGACTCCGTATCACGAAATGAGATGCTAGCTTTGCTTCGTCAAAGATACTTCCAGACGAAGGGTGCTGATGGCAACATGCTTATCAACTCTGGTAACAAAATATCATATGACACCAACCAAATCAGAGTTTTGTTTGGTCGTCGGAATCAGGACGGGAAGCTAGTTAAGGGGAAGGGAACCGAGGATCTAGTTCAGGCTAAGGCAAATGCAATAGATAAGATAAATAAAATATCATCCCTGAATAGTCGAGTAATCTTGGAGATCCCAGCTGCGGACATAAAAGCACTCCTATCTGCGAGCTCAAAGAAACAGGTAGATGATATCCTTGAAAAAATATCATCCCTGCAAAAGTCTCAGGCCAGAGAATCCGAATTGCTTAAGGCGGCTATGCCAAAACTAGCATCTAGTGGTGAGCTATCAGCCAATCCGCATGTCTATATCAAAACAATGATGGAGATGGGCGAAGCCGAACTAAAGGAGGTTATGGACATTGTTAAGAAATTAGACAATGGCGAATCTATTGATGCTATAAGAGCGGCATACATGGAGCAATTATTCCTATTGTCCAAAAAGGGTGACATTGGTGTATCAGTAGCAGACAGTGGGCTAATGATCAAAAACCTAAAGGGCGGAACCAAGTCTGGGGTCAATGCAGAAATTATTCTTGGTAAGGAGCGAGTACGGGATCTTTCCGACTGGTTTAGGGTGGCGGATTATAGCAAGCATCCAACAAAGATTCTTAAGCCAGAAGTTCGGGGCGTGATGAGCAATGACAATGTGACTTGGGTAACTAGCCATATCACTGAACCCATCCAAAGAAAGCTGTGGGGAATTGCTGCAACTCAGGGCTGGCTTGCTCCTCTTGCTAGGTCTGCAACCCCAGAAGAATTTGCCTACAGAACAAAAAGCATGTTACCTTGGCTGTTAACTTCTAGCAGTACCCTAGATTTGTCGCTTTCACAAATTGGTGAATCTGGGCAGTATGCCTCTTTTTGGGTAAACGAGCTAGATAAGCTCAATCAGAATAAGTCTGTCGAACAACCCTCCGAAGGCGGACTCTCGCCTCAGATGAATCAAGAACCGAATCAGGGTCAGCCTGCGCCTCCTCAAGGAAGTCTTCCTCAAGGAAGTCCTCCTCAAGGAAATTCTGGTCAAGCAAAGGTGACTCAGGAAAATGTTCACTCAAATCCACTAGGCCTTTAGTATCTTTTTGTTTTTTCATTTATAAAGTCTTAAAGGGCTTTTTGGGAAAATGAACGAAACCCACTGGAGCCTTACGGACATCCAGACCCTTTTTGGCTAACTAATGAAGAATGACAACGTACTGTTGTCGAATTCAACAAAATCTCCCGACATCGCTAAGGAATATGAACCTTCCTCCGACATCTCTCTCTCCTTCTCTGTTCTTAACGATCTTATAATTTAACTTTATGTATTGTTTTCCGTTCTTGTCAATACCTTTTGAGTTAAACATGTCATTATTTTCGGGGTACATCATCAAAATTACATCTGCATCGTTTTCAATATCCCCACTATCCTTTAGTGAGTGAATATCTGGATTACCGCTGCGAGCACCATCTCTATTTATCTGGGCGAGGAGAAGGACGCGAGTATTTAGTTCCATTGCCACCTGTTTAATCGCGTGGCTAACTTCAGCAATCCCATCACACTTAGAGAGCTTCTTACTCCAAGGTATCAGTTGCAAATAATCCACAACAAGTAGATCGATCTTTCTTTTTCTGTGTATCTGCCTGCACCTAGCCCTAAAGTCTGACATATCCCTGACATAATTGATAACATGTATATCAGCCTTACTCACATCCTCCACAGCCTCATCCACCAACTTGAATGCCTTTTCCCTTTCCGCCTTTGGTAACTTATCAGCTTGGGATATGTTAACAGCAGAGGAAGTTTGAACAATTCTCTTCATCACTTGATCCTGTGGCATCTCAAAAGAAAATATAACCACATTCATATCGTCGCTGATCGCTGCCCTAGATGCTATATTTAGAGCTAACTGACTCTTGCCGCAAGATGTTGGGGCTGCTATGATAAATACTTCGCCCTCACCTATTCCCCCCTCATGGAGCAAATCATCCAAATGATTGATTCCAGTAGAAAGGGTATTCGGTTTATACGTACCCTCCTTTATTGAAGTTAGCTTATCTATGAATCCCTTGGCTGAGTTGGCCAGCTTGGTTTCCTCTGTGTCGTTAGATGCTACAGAGTTCATACCATCCTCAAGTATTTTTATACCATCCTGCACTTCAGCACCATCGTAGATGGACTCCATGGCCAGCCTTGAGGACTTTATTAGTTTTCTTTTGTTGGAGTTCTCCCTAACAATTAGGGCAGATGTCTTGGCCTGAACAGTGGTTTCAACATACTTGGATAAGCCCATAACGAATGGCATACCCCCAAGTTGATCAAACTTCTTCGCCCTCTTTAGTTCCTCTGATATTGATAGCTCATCAATCGGTGTTGATTTAGCCATCAGCGACTTCATACACGAGTAAACATCCTTGTGCTCGCTATAGTAAAAGTCCTCTTCCCTTACAATTGAGGACACATCATCCAGCACTTCACCCTCTGGAGATAATAATATGCAGTTAAGTAGTATTTGCTCTGCTTCCCTGCTTTGCGGTATTTTCTCTATTGTTTCGTTCATTATATTTATGTTCCTTATATTTGTTCAAATTTGAATTAGAGATCCTGTACTTGCGACCACAGCATGTACACTGCATCAACTGTTTTCTTGCCCCAGTTCCAGTTATGGTTGATCCATTTCTCCTTACTTTTTCCGATCCACATCTAGGGCAAGTCCAAGCATCGTGTCCATTTAAAACCCCAACGTGAGTGTGATCCTTGTCATATTGGGAAAGTCTATGATAGGCTTTTTGCAGCAAGACAACATCTTTTTTGCAATACCTAATCATTTGCTTCATTGCCTTATTGCACCCCTGCAAGCATATAGCTGCCCACATAGACATATTAGTGTGTATCTTACCCTCATTAAATAGATACTTGCAAATGTAATCTAGCCTGTTTGAATTAAGTCGGAAATACTTCCTAGCTATTTTTAGGGTATCGACAGTCTTTAGGGTCTTGCCAACTGGTAGATTGTGATACAATGCCCTTGTGTTCAGGTATTTGATATCAAACTGATCCCCGTTATGAGCAACAAGCTCATCAGCCATTTCAGCCACTTCAAGAAACTTGCGTATCATCTCTTTGTCGCAGCCAACCTTAAGTGGGTCATCCCCAGCTGGGCGATCCCATTGAAGGGAATGCACCTTCTTTTCGTTCTCCCACTTATAACAAATGCAAATAATAGCCCTTTCGTCTATTATCATGTCTGTGTGAATGGTTTTCTTATATCCACACTCCCACCCAAACATGATATTTGGACTTGTTTCAATATCCCAATAGAGTCTGTTTATTTTTTGCTTCATGTTTTAGGTGTATTTGGGGTTGAGCCTTTTTAAGGCATGCTCAGGCCATATGTCCAACACTCCTCGTAGGTAAGAGGAGAAAGAATAAAGTAGGCAACCTTATTAGAATGGGGCTAGATCAACCTCAACCTCTTCTTCGTCTACCTTCTTTTGTTTGGGCTCGTACACACTAAACTTGTGGGATAGGTACTTCTTACCCCCTTCGGTTAGGTTGCTCCATGATGCAATGGTTAGCGTCTTGCCATCCAGAACAGCTTGAGCTAGTTCTTTTGAAAGACGAAACTTACCCTGCATTACAGGGCGAGAGTCGCCAGCTTCCTTGTAGTCGTTTGGCCATGATGAGCCATTATTTTCTTTTATTTCGTATGCCATAATTATATTAAATCCTCTAGTTCGCTATCAGCGGTTGATTTTTTATTATTTGATTTGTTGGTTTTTCTGGGTTTATCAGCTTTGCTGGATTTCCCATGCGTATTAGTTGAATCAGCATCTACACCATCGTCAATAGCATATAGCCCGCAAAGAGCATATTTTCTTGAGTATGATGAAGCAGCTCCCGTTACTTGGGCTGGATCCATTCCCCTCTTTTCGGTTACTTCCCTAGCGAGCCCCTGTGTAGTATGGGCATCATCTAGCTCCGTATTGTATAGTGTAGCTCTAGCCACTAGGTAATGTCTGGTCTCACCATTATCATCCTTGACCGTTTCTACATGGTCACTGATTGTTAGCAAGCATCCATATTTACGGTTAAGTGGCTTAACAGCCCCCAATATGTCTTCACATGATCGGTAACTATAATTACCGAAAGAGTTCACCTGCCCTTTAGGACAGACCAACTCGTCTTGAATCAACATTAGTTTTTTCCTAATGTTGTCTGGTTGTTTTTGTTCGCTCATATTTAAAACCCTTCTTCAGGGCGTCTCGGTATAGGTTAATCCTATCCTCGTCGTTATGACATGACTCAATTTGTGCCTTGTCAACACCTAAATCAAACAAAAAAACAATTTGATCAGATTTTCTTAGATTTTTAAACCTCTTGACTAATTGCCTGAGCCCAACTGGGTGAAGAACAGATGGCCAAGGGTTCTCTAGGTAGTCAGCAATGAGCCTAAGACACTCTGGTAGCGATATGTCCGACTTCCACTTAAACCTATTCCAAGAATTTTCTATCTTACCAAGGAATAGATTGGCATTGTTTGATATAACACCTCTGACGACTCCGCTCTTGTGGTCGTGGTCAAGCACATAGGAGTCAAGGTCGTTTTTCATAAGCGGGCATTCCCTTGGCTTGTTCTTTTTTCTGTATGCTGCAATATCTGAAGACTTGAGATAACTCATAGGGAATTTGTAGGGTCTCCATTCAGAGCGGATACAGCCTGACGCAATTCCAGCACCTTCTTTTTTAGTGCTGATATATCATCCCTGAGCCTCTGGAAGGATTCATCCCTACTGTGGTAGCCCATCATATACGCAGCATCAAGGTCATCCATTCTTTTGGCCTCAACCTCTACATCATATATCATTGTTCCGCCTCCCCAGTTCCATCGCAGTGACTGCACGTTTCCCAAACTGTTGCATAACTATTATTGCAGGACTCTCCAGTTCCATCGCAATACCCACACTCTAAAATTTCTTCGCTCATTCTCTTTCCTCCGACTCCACTAAAACCTTATCTTGCAGTCTTGCAACCTTGGCCTTTAATTTTTCTATGTCCTGATTGAGCCGCTTGTTCTGATCTGACAGGGCATCGCAGGCCCTTGTCATAGAGTTAAGCCCCCTTACCAAGACATTCTCGGTATCCTCTTTAAACATTTTTGTTTTACTCATAGTCATCTTGATCCATTGATTGAACTAAATCGGTTAGATATTCCTTCACTTCGGTTAATTTCTCTCGCAAAATTTTATTTTCACATATAAGCGATGTAATTATTTGTTGCGGCGTTTTGCTTTCTAGTGGCATTTTATCTCCTCTGTTGATATTATTGATCCTGTTCCACCCCTTTTAAATACACAAAGACCAGACTTGTCACGCTTTTTTTTCAATAATAGATTTATGGCATCTAATTCATTATGGGCCCACTTATACCAAACGCCCTCATAGCCCTCTGGCATATCATCATGAGTTGTTCGTATCTTGTATTGCTGCATATTGTTTGGATTGTTAACGCCGAAGTTAACTGAGAGTTTATTTCGGCTGTAGTTTTGTCACAAATTACCCCCTCAACTTGTGACAAATTTGGGTAGTTAACTGGCTAGTTTAAAAATAAAAAACACCCCAGCGGAGGCCATCCCGCTGCTCCCTGTTGTTTCAGGTGAGTAGTCGTCACTGCTATATTGGGAAGTGGCGCGTCGAGCTAATAACAAGACGGATTACGCGTAGCCCATAGGGAGCAGGAGAGGACATAGGGTAAAGTGTTTATAGTTCAGTCAGCTTGTACTTCTTGCCGTCCACTTCAATGACCTTCCCATCGCAGGTCTGGCTCCGAGGTGTTCCATTTTTGTCTCCATCACTGTCCTCGTAGTACGTTTCATTGCCGTTGGCATCATACTCAGTCTTACGCCAGTAGCCGGAACTGTCCTCGTAGTATGTCTCATTACTATCGGCATCGTACGTACTCTTCTGCCAGTCGCCGTTGCTGTTCTCGAAATAGGTTCGGTTGCCTTTAGCATCATACTCATACTTGCACCAGTAGCCTTTACTGCCCTCGTAGTAGGTCACGGTGCCGTCGGCGTCCTTAATTTCAATAGGGAAGCTGAATGCAATCCCTAGTTCTTTGTATGTTTCACTTAGTTTTTTCATAGTTCCTCCATTTCCCCGTCGATGTCCTTCCTCGAACTGAGCCAGTAATTTCCTGCATCAGAAAGAATCCAGTCCAGACGTTTGCCATCCTTGACAAGTGTATCCATCTCTTCAGCCTTTGGCAAGCCAGCTAGCATTGAGACTGCTTGGTTCAAGTGGGTGATTTCAGCGAGCTGCTTGCGCAGTTCAGCAAGCTGTCCCTTCAGCTCCGCTATCTCATCGTAGTTAGTTACAAGTGTATCGCTCATAGTTCCAACCTTGCCCTGTTCAATCAATTTTATGTACGGGGCATCTACCTCGTAGCCATTAACCCCCTTGTCGCCGTCAAATCGTACAGTGACCCAGCCATTGTTGGTGGATATTACATCTCCGTACTTATCCAACACTGTGTGCCATAATCTCATGGTTTAGCCTCATTGCTTAAGTATTTCTTAACCCTCCTTACTCTATTTCGTATAGTCTTATGGTCAAGATCCATTTCGTAGGCTAACTTGTAATAGGTTTCTCCATTGTCAACCCTTTTTATAAGCTCCTTGGTTTCCTCAAAATAGTCATCAAATTTTTTAATCTTTCTCCCAGCGTTGGTCTTCTTAGGGGTAGCCTCAACTAGGGAGTCAATCGCCTCAATAGCCTCAGCTTGAGCCATGATGGCCTCCATCTTTGTTCTTAGGCCGTCAAAATAATCAATGCAGCTTTTTTCTATATACCCCATATCATCTAATATCATCAAGTTCATCAGGAAGAACGCCCTGCTTTATCCACTCGTCGGTTTGAACCATAGCCATAGCATTCCAGATAATTGCGCCAGCATGATCTTCGCTACTGTCGCCCTCCATGAATTGCCAAAGGTGTCTATACAAAGAATCAACATATCTAGATAGGGGAATCCCTTTCTTCCAGTTGTTCCTCCCGTATTTAGTCGCCCCATCTTCAAACCGCCTAGAGGCCGACCTAAGGGCATCTATTGGCAATAAGGATGGCAATCCCTTTCCAATCATCGAGTCTCTGACTGCACCGCTGGAAAATTTGCTCATCTCTCCGCTGCTTGGTAGATTTAAATTACTCATAATTACAGTTTCTTGTATAAAAAGACTAAATCTCTGGTTATCTTAAAGATCCTTCTGGCCCAATCTGCTTTCTTGTCTGTGTACCAAATAAACTTTGGCTTCCCGCTGACATTGTCAACAACAACTGTGCAAATTTTTGGGATGTACCCCAGTCCCTCATCATTGGCAAACATCTCCGCTTCAATTGCTAGTTGTGCCGCATCTGAATCTCGTGGTGATATGGTTTTTGCGGGTTTACGAAACTTATAATCTAAGAGGACGTATTTATTTGTTTTTTCATCTCTAGCAATTAGGTCGATCCGACCCGCTACCCTCATTTTATGACAGCAGACAAGTTTCTCGACGTACACTGGAGTTAATGACAGCTTTTTGATTTGCTTGAATGTTGGCTTAACAAAATTCTCCCACCTCTCCTCAACCTCGGCTGATTTATCCATAAATATATCACGCCTTATTAGGTTTTCCAGAGCCTCGTGCGCCATAGTCCCAAATTCAGACGATGGAACAACCTCTGTATGCGGATCATTTTCATTAGCGGGAAGAGAAACAAATCCCCACAGGTGCTGACGAATGTCCAACCAATTCATGTGCGGGTTCTTCTCCTTTAGCTCCACTGTTTTTTGTGGAAGCCATATATCATTGATAAAATCATTGGGGATGTACTTGTTTATGCTGGTTACCGACGGATATAGGTTTGAGTCCCCCTTAATCGCTGAGTATGAATCCTGATCGGACAATATTGGATTATCTCTATCTGTGTAGTCGTATATGTGCATGGCTATTTACTGATTGGTTCTTGTTTAGGTATTTCAAAGGTTATTTTATTATCTATATTTTTATTATATACAATAGGTATTGGTTTGCCCGTTTGGGCAATGGGTCTCTCTTCGGCTGTGAGTGACCTCCCAAAGTCAGATAGTGTATACCACTTGGTCTTGTCGTAGCCCCTCTTGTTGAAGCACCCTACTTCTATTGCACCCTTGGATTCCAGAGACGACAGTATTCTCCTAACCTGCTTCTCAGTCCAGAATGGATAAGATGAAGCAATGTGCCTAATGCTCCCATAAGTCCAGTGCTTCCCATTGATCAAGTACCTAGACCCAATTTTGGAATTGGTTCTAGACCAGTGAGATATGTATTCTAACAGAATAGATTCATCAACCCCCAAGCACTTGGCTGCCTTGGTGTTGAAGCTGTATCTTTGGGGCTCCTTATTCATTTTCGGTTGAATCTGCCGTAGAAGAACAGGTGTGTCAATAAATAATTTCGGTTGAATCCGCCGTAGCATTTCGGTTGAATCTGCCGTAGGCTACTAATCCCTACCTATGGAAGCTAAGGTGACTACCTAGTATATATTAGTATTAATTAAATGTAAAAAAATTGTAAATAATTTTTTTGTCATATCCTGAGTGGGCAAAAATGATATTTAAATATCATAAAAATATCATGAAAAATCTGCCTTCAAATAGTATATTATTTTAGAATCGTTCTAAGATAAGATTTTCTACTAATTGCCAAAAATGGGCATTTTTACACTTTTTTTACGCAGTTTTTGCTTGTCAAAAATTGGCCCTAGGTAAATAGGTTTTATGCTGCCATAAGTAGGCACAAATAATACATAAATATAAAAAACAATAAAATGATAAATAGAATAAAAAATATAATAAACAATAGGCAATCAGTAATAGAGAGAAGGGCAATGCTTGTTAAATTGCTCATGAATCACCATGTTCGATTGCCTGTTCCTGTTTGTATAATTAACAACAAGCAAATCGACGAAGTATTAAAACAAGTAAAAAAAACAAATGGAAAATAAATTTACAGTTGAACAAAAGCGGCAATTAATAAGACATTATATTAGCCAAGGGAAAATTAATAATTTTTCTGCAACTGATACAGCCAGCATGAATCAAAGTACATGCGACAGTCTAATTGAATTAGTAGAAAGCAATAACAATAATAATAATAATACCAATAATAATAATAAAATGAATAATACCAATACACAAGTACTCGAAGCAATAAACGTATTACAAAATGCAATCCAAAACAATAATAGCCAAAGTCAAATTGACAAAAGCGAGATTGTACAAATTGTGAACGATTCAATTAATGACAATAAAAGAATTGAAAACTTGGAGAGTACAATTGAAAGCGTTTTAAATACTCCAAAATTAAAAAAGCGGATTCAAGTGGTAGGTGCTGCAAATAGTGGTAATGCTATTTTGACTGAGTTAAATAAATACTATGTGCCTAATTCATTTAATGAAATTAATACAATGTTACTATCACCACCAAGCTTCGGCAAAACTTACTCTGCTCGAAAAATCGGTGAACAATATGATTATTATATCGAGCACAATTGCAGTGAAGATATCGATGAAATATCAAATCTAATTGGGCGTGCTAATGTGGATACTTCAAATAGCGGAAAAAGTTTTACTGTAGTAGATGGTAAACTTGTGGAGGCTGTAAGGAAGGCTTCAAATGGAGAAAGTGTATTACTAATGCTCGACGAAGTCCTAAGATGGAATGATACTACACAAAGTTATTTTTTGACCTTTCTTACGGGATTCCAAAAATCCAATAATGGGACAAATGAAAAGTGGTACAGAATCCGAACAAGTCGAAATGATAGCAATGGAAACTTTGAACAATTAGAATGCTCTTCGAAGTACTTGCATATTATTGCTGGCGCAAACTTAGGCGGCATCATTCCTGTTGAAGCTTTCTGGAGTAGATTCCAAAAGTACCGAATCGAATTCTCTAAAGCTACGGCTACAGAAATATCAAAAGCAATTTGTGATTCATTTGACATTATAAGTTGCAACTCTCCACAAGACTTGGAAAATTTCATTACTTCCTTTGTCGATGCCTTAGATCTTACTAGGGAAATGGCACATCTAGGCAGTATACAATTTCCAATTGATTTTAGAATGTTGGAAAGGGCAATTGTAACAAGTGCGGATTTATCACTTGTTAAAATTAGAAAATGTCTTGCTGAATCATTAAATCACTGTTGCGCAAATTGGAATTGCGATACAGGAAGCATCGAGCAAGACAGTATCAATGAACTGCAAAAAATTGCAGACATTATTACAAAATAAAACAATACTAAAGTAGAAGGATTAAAAAATGAATATTAAAGATCTAATTAATAAAGCAGTTAAAAGTACATATTATAGAAAGACGCCTAACAGAGTTGGCGGAATTGTTATTAATGAAATAATAATCAATAGGGCCGAAGGTATTAACATTAGCCATTGCAAAAAGACGCCAACAGCGAGTTGGTCTTTTATTAATAATAAGCACAGGATACTTGTTGGCACTAGTTGCATTAAAAACATTGCAAATGCTAGTACACAAAGTAGCTCGGCCCTATCAATTAAATTACTAAGGGAAGTTATAAAACATGAAGTAGGGCATGCATTATATACTGATAAAACAAACAAGACATTTGAGGCCCTAAAGGCTAGGGGCATTCCGTTTGTATTGTTCAATCTTTTTGAAGATTGCAGAATCGAATATTTGATTACGCGAGACCTTCCTCAATATGGAAGGTTTTATTGGCATAGGTATATTGACTTTGAAGAAAGGGCACAAACTCCGAGCGATGCCCTATATCACTTAAAGCAAATGGAAGCAATGTACAGAGTATCCAATTGCAAGTCACAGGTACTGTCTTCCTATAAGAGATATTTAAATGACATTAGCTCACTAGGTACAAATTGCAATTACTATGAATCCACAAAGGCTAAGGGTAAGCCAATTCAATTAAGTAAAGGCATTATTAAATACTACATTAGATATTGTGAGTGTGAAACATTAGAAAGGCAGATCGAAGTAATCGAGTGTTGGATCAAATCTTTTGGAATTGATATACCTAAGGATTACAAAGGTGAATTGCTAGTAAATGGGAAGATGGATCCTAATGCTAAGCCGAGCGATGTCATAAACAGGACAAGTGAAATTGACCCAGTAAGTAATGTTTCATTTGATCAAATAACTAATAGAGAATACCCATCTACGGTTGAAGAGTTGCAGCATGCAAAACGGATATCTCAAAAACTATCTAGCATTGTAAAGAAAGGATCAGTTGCCAAAAATAAGTTAGCTCAAGTTGGAAGCAGATTGAATATTGCAAAAGCAATAACTCGGAATTCAAATTGTTTCAATTCAAACGGAAAGTATACAGGAAAGCGCAAGGTTACCATGCTTGTAGATTTTAGTGGAAGCATGCGACAGACATGGTCTGTTAATGGCGGTAAAGAATTCGTTTCCGCCTTTTCATTATTGGCTAAGTCCAATTTAATAAGTTTGGACATTATTATATCATATAACAATATCGGATATAATATAAGTAAGCATAGTATATCTGATATACTGGAAATATATCCGAATGGTAACCATGAAGCATTAGACACAAACTTAAAACGTTACATGCCATTAGTACAAAAAGCAGACACTGTCATTTTATTTACTGATGGAATGCTAACAGGAAACGTAGTTAATGAATCGCAATATCGTTCAAGGGGAATTGATCTAATCGCAGCTTGCATTCCTAATGCTAGGCACTTGCCAAAAATTAGAGAAGCTTGCAATGGCTACTTCTCAAAAACAATAATGGCAAGTAATGCTAATGATCTATCACAAAAGCTAATTACGCATATTATTAATAAGTAGATTAATAAACCTACAAAATCAAAGGCCCTTTGCTTTAATGCTTAGGGCCTTTTTAGTGTCTGCTGTGGGACAATGGGCCCTTCATGCTAGCGTGGCATTGCCCTTGCTAGGTTTTTTGGCCCTATTGGATATACCAAGGTATACCCTAGCCAATTCTAGGCCCTTCTAGGCCTATTTATGGCCTTTTTAGAGCATGTGCCTAATTTTCGGATCTTCCTGTAGGCCCATATTGGCTGCATTTTCACCCAAAATAGTATTTGAGGCCCTAATTTGTTATAATTGCGCTCTAATGTCATGCCCTTAAATGCAATTGCGCTGGCCGTACAAAATTGATAAATGATAAGAAAATGGGCCAGTTTTTTGCCATATTGCTTTTGGGGCCAAGTATAAATGGGCAAACCTTGCAAATCATTTGCAAAGTATAATAAACGTGCCCTTGAAATAGCATTGAAATAGCATGCAATATCATGTCGGCTTCAATTATACTTCTTTTGTATTTACATTTGTAAAAAATATGTAAAAGGTAGGGAGGAGGGGGTTTTTTGAGACTCGTTACGAAAATATACATATATATTAATTACCTTCTAAAAAAAAATTCCCCTTGATCGCGCATAAATACTCATTTTACCATTTGGGCAAACAACCTATAGTTATATTATTCTTTACTTATTATAATAATAGGTATAGGTTTGACCATATGGGCAAATCAGATAAAGAAGATAAAACAGACAAAGATGAGCTTGGCGAGCTAATATCAGAGGCTATATCCGATGTATCTATGCAAAAGGAGATACAGGGCATAAAGTCTCTCAGTCGTCACAATCCAGAAAAGGTAAGTAAGATCCTTTATCTGTATTCTATTGGTGTATCCCAAACACAGATGGTCAGAAAGTACTTCCTAGATCGTGAAACAATCATTTCTACCCTTGTTGACTATGCCGACTACAAGAATGATTTTAGACAAATCGGGGGCAAGGTAGCAGCAAGAAACTATCTAAATCTATCATCTTTGAATGAGGATCTGGTTGAGGAGGTTCGCACAAAGCTTGAGTCTGGTGATCTGAGCCCTCAGATTAGGGATCTAAAAGATATATCAATTGCTATGAACAATGCCTCTCAGCAGGCTATGACAGCCCGTGGGGAAGCCACAAACATCACGGAAGAGCGCAAGGTAATAACTCAGCAAGACTATGATGATACAATAAAGGCTGCGAAAGATCGCATTGCTAAGTTAAGGCAAGTACAAGAACCCGAAATAATAGATATTAACAATGAGTAAACTAGATAAAACAGTCAAACAACTAGCTAAGGACTACGAGAACTTTGCTATTGTAATTATGAATAATGATGAT